ATAAAGATCAAATCATCAATGAATTCCGAGCAGCTTTAGACGAAAAGCTTGGCAACCAAGATTTCTCTGAAGAGAGCGTCGCTAGCATTTCCAAAGTGTTTATCGAAGCTATCCGCGAGAAAGGCGAACAGTATGTCGCCGACCTCGAAAAAGCTAAAGCTGAAAAAGAAGAGGCTGTTCAGGCTCAAAATTCTCTTCAAGAGAAAATGCATGAAGTTGAAGAGCAACTTACAGTCAACCAAAGAAAAGCTTGACGCTCTTGAAGAAGAAAATGCTGCTCAGCGAAGCAGAAGTTCGTTTTAACTCACGCATGGAAGCTCTTAACGAAGTTTATGAACTTGATGATGAGGATTCCAAAATTGTGCCGTCTGAGCTTTCTGATCTCGACGAAACAGAAGATAGCTTCGCAAATTATCAAGAAAAACTTGCCAAGGTTTGGAAGCACAAAAATAAAGAATTTATTGCTGCTGAGCAAAAAGCTTTTGAGGATCGCGTAGCTCAAGAAGTTGCTAAACGTCTTGAAACAGTAGAGGCAACAGAAGAAGTTTCCACTGAAACTCCCGAAGTAGCTGAAGTCGCTGAAGCTTCACAAACCGAACAAGAAGACTCTTCTGACGAAGTCGAAGAAGCTCTTGACAGCCTTCAAGTTGAAGAAGCTGCAATCGTAAACAATAATGAAAGCTCTTCTGAAGGAGAATCTCTTCGCGATAGATTTGCGAAGACCTTCAAAGAATCAGTTAAAATTTCATACTAATATATAGAAGAAAAAAATTATGGCAAAAAGAATACTACCATACCGAGACTACAGTGAACACGACGTTGTTAATTTGTTCGCTCTTGACGTTTCTGACGCTGCTTTATCATCATACAGTAAAGAACTTACTGATTTTGTTGAAGCGGAAGATGGCGTTTTGGAGTGCAGGCGTTTGTCGTTTCTGTGTATGCGGGCGAACTACCTGGTGATCTACCTGACACGCGTGCAGCTACAGTTGCTGCAACAGATAAGCTTCAGAAATATATGACTGGCGCAAATCTTAGCAATGCTCATGTTGGATTTAAACGCATACCCTTCTAACGGAATGACAGTTCGCGCTGCTGCGTTGGCTCTCGCGGGCTGGAAATCACACTTCGTGAAACCATAGCTTTCGACGAGAAAGGAGAAAAACTCCTTTATTATAAACAAAGATGGACGAAGCTCAAGCGGTTCTTCCAGGTAAAACAGTTTCCTGTTTTGACAAAAGGTCTTGTTTTATTGACTGCGGGAAGCGCAGGTACTACAATTCCAGGTGAGCTACAATAGGACATATCTTGTTGTTGGCGCCGAAGGAACTTTAGTCAATGACGATCCAAGTTCTCCATCTGGGGAAATTATTGTGGGTTCTTTATCGCTAAATCAGGCACAGATAAAGTTCTCTGCAAACTCAGCTTCTAAGAAAGGAAATTTAAAAAAATGAAAATTACTTTAGACAGAACACCCGAGCAAGTCGAGCTTATCAAAGCTATGGCTTCAAAAAACAGAGAAGTCGCTTACGAAGCTCAAACTGCATTGGCTGAATTTATCGGTCCAGTTTTAGCAGAAGTTGTTAACACAGCTCCTACAGTAAGTAACATGTTTACAAGCCTTCAGTTCAACAGCGAGGAGAGTCCAAGTATTCCTTTGGATCTTTACCACGACATTACTGATGAAGATTACATCCAAATTTGGAGTCAATCCGTTCCAGGAGGTCTTCCAACAAACCAAGTCGCTCCTTCACAAAGCGAGCTTAAGTTCACAACTTATACTCTCGACAGTGCATTGAGTTTCGACAAGCGCTACGCTTCTCGTTCAAGACTTGACGTTGTAAGCAAGACTTTCACACGCATGGCCCAAGAAGTTCTTCTTAAACAAGAAAAAACTTCTGCAAGCATGATCATGACTGCATTGGCTAATGCGACAACAAACACTGAACAGCACGTTATACGTTCTGCTCAAGCTGGACGCTTCTTGCTTTCCGACCTCAACAAGTTGTTCACTAAGGCTAAAAGAATTAATACTTCTTGGACTGGCGGAACACCTGCTGATCGTCGCGGACGCGGAATCACAGACCTTCTCGTTTCTCCTGAAATCGTAGAAGAAATTCGTGGTTTAGCTTACAACCCAATCAACACAAAAGGAAGTAACACAGATATCGCTGGTACAGACAGTATGCGCGATGCTATCTTCAATAGCGCTGGAATTCCTGAGTTCTATGGCGTATCCATTCAAGAGTACAATGAAATGGGTAACGATCAAAAGTGGAATAATGTATTTGATGCAGCCGCAGGTGCTACCGACTATGACGACAACTACTCCGCTACCGGGGGAGGAATTCGTGCATTTGACGGTTCTGCTGGAAATGAACAAATCCTTGTTGGCGTTGATCTCAGCCGTGAGTCTATGATTCGCGCAGTAGCTACCGATTCCGAGTCCGGAGATGAGTTTTCTCTCGTATCCGACGACCAATTCGTAACACGTCAATCTAAGATTGGTTACTACGGTTCTCTTGAAGAGGGACGTATGATCATCGACGACCGCGTATTACTTGGTCTGATCGTTTAATTTAAATAGAATTAACGTTTTATAAAAATCCACCTCAGGCAACTGGGGTGGATTTTTTATTTAAAATCATTATTATATAGTGTATTAAAATACAAAGGAATAAGGTACAATTATGGCAAATAAAAAAACAACTAAAAAAACGAGCAAGGCTACGGCAAAAAAAGCCCCAAAGCTTGAAGAACTCAATCAAACAACTGGTAAGAGCTACGAGGATCAAGTAGCAAAAGCCAAGGAGTTGGAGGAAATTTTGGGTATCGCGAAGATAAACCCTTTTAAAACCAACGATAAAAGAATCTTTAAAGATATGCTTGAAGGTATGAATTTAACTGATCTTCAGGCTTTCGCAGTAAAGGTTGGAGTATTTCCATCTGGAAATAAAACTGTATTAAAGAATAAAATAAAAAGAGCTTTCGAGTCCAGTTTGCATGGACAAGGAAGCGTTCAAGTCATGGGTCAACCAATCACACTCGATCCAAGTAACCCCAAACATAAAGAGGTTATAGACTATCTAAAAGGATAATATATGGCTGGCGATCCAGATGTTGTTTCATTTATAGAACCTTTACAAAAAGGATCTAATTTATATTTTATTGAATTTCCAGAATCTTTTTTGGAAACTCCTTCAGTCGTTACTGAATTAAATAATGATTTAACATCTGCGATTGTTCCTTATATTGTATCTGGAGTTTCCTCTTCAGGTTTTTATGTTAATTTTGGTAGCGCTTTAAATTTTGATGGATATGAATTAAGCGTTAATGCAGAAGCTACGGGTGTTAGAGATATCGATTCAGATGTTTCTAGTCTTGCGTTTAAAGATGTATCGCTAGACGAAGATGTTTCTAGCCTCGCAGCCCAGAATACAGTTGACTCTACTGACATTTCTAGTCTGGCTGCACAGGACACTGAATCGACTACAGACGTTTCAAGTTTAGCTGCCAAGGATTTAGATTTAGATGTTGATGTTTCTAGCCTCGCAGCGCAGAATACAGTTGACTCTACTGACATTTCTAGTCTGGCTGCACAGGACACTGAATCGACTACAGACGTTTCAAGTTTAGCTGCCAAGGATTTAGATTTAGATGTTGATGTTTCTAGCCTCGCAGCTCAGAATACAGTTGACTCTATTGACATTTCTAGTCTAGCTGCACAGGACACTGAATCGACTACAGACGTTTCAAGTTTAGCTGCCAAGGATTTAGATTTAGATGTTGATGTTTCTAGCCTCGCAGCTCAGAATACAGTTGACTCTACTGACATTTCTAGTCTGGCTGCACAGGACACTGAATCGACTACAGACGTTTCAAGTTTAGCTGCCAAGGATTTAGATTTAGATGTTGATGTTTCTAGCCTCGCAGCTCAGAATACAGTTGACTCTACTGACATTTCTAGTCTGGCTGCACAGGACACTGAATCGACTACAGACGTTTCAAGTTTAGCTGCCAAGGATTTAGATTTAGATGTTGATGTTTCTAGCCTCGCAGCGCAGAATACAGTTGACTCTACTGACATTTCTAGTCTGGCTGCACAGGACGCTGAATCGACTACAGACGTTTCAAGTTTAGCTGCCAAGGATTTAGATTTAGATGTTGATGTTTCTAGCCTCGCAGCTCAGAATACAGTTGACTCTATTGACATTTCTAGTCTGGCTGCACAGGACACTGAATCGACTACAGACGTTTCAAGTTTAGCCGCCAAGGATTTAGATTTAGATGTTGATGTTTCTAGCCTCGCGGCTCAGAACGCAGTTGACTCTACTGACATTTCTAGTCTGGCTGCACAGGATACAGCCTTAAATTTAAAAGATTTAAGTTTAGACACAGACGTCTCAAGTCTGGCGTCGCAAGATGTTGAATTAGAAAGTGATATTTCTAGCTTGGCTGCAAACCCTTTATCTGCAAACACCGAAATATCTAGTTTAGCAGCGAAAGATGCAGAGTTAGAAAGTGGTCTATCAGGTTTAGCAGAGAACCCTTTATCAGGGTCAGTAGAAATTTCCAGCCTTGCCGCAAAAGACATTTCTTTAGATACAGATGTTTCCAGTCTTGCCGCAAGCCCAGCATTAGATCAAACGGAAATATCAAGCCTATCCAAGGCGGTTGAAGATCTTTCTGATTTATTTGCTAGTATTGGGCTTGAGAATCCAGTAAGTTATAATGGAACTGACCTAGGAGTTCTAGCAACAAAAATATACGACGAAGAGTTAGGTTTCCACACAGGGGCAAGAAAGGACAACAGAAATTGGATTGATTTCTAATTGGCTCGAAGGTCATTTAGGCGAACTTAACACTTTAATATTTACTTCTTTTAGCGGGTATAACCCTCAGGGTTTTAATTTAGAAGAACAAGCTATCTTGCGCGAAATGTATTTAACTGAATACAACAGAAAGGCTCATAGAAATGTATTGCGAGGAATCGCAGGTACCGACGGGGTTTCTGATTTTCAAGTAATACGAGAAGGTGATTCTATGATACAAAAACCAAATAAAAATGTCGCAGCAAAAGGTATTTATGATGCATTTACAGCTTCACAATCAAAGGTTAAAGATTTAGTTTATGCATACAATTTATATGGAGCTAAACCTAGCCAAGTAGTTGGCGGGGACGCCCCTACCACAGGATCGAATCCAGGTTTAGATAATTATTATAGATAACATAAAAAAGGTGTAATTTTATATTATGGATAACACAGCTCAAAACGAATCAAACGCTGACTCAAAACAAGTCTCCAAAGTTGTTAAGTCAGAACTTTATCATATTTGGAAAAAAGCTAGAATTATGTACGATATGATGCAAGATGATTCTGAGCTTGAGGATTGGGTAAAAAATAAGATAAGAGAATCTTATGAAGCTTTAGACGAAGCTATGACTTATACCGAATATCAAAAGATATTTCCAAATCAAAAAGCAGAGTCTTCACCCGATGAAGGTTCAAACAATTTTCTCTCTAATCAGGACAAAAGGTATCCAATTCCAACCGCGGCAGAAACTGGAGACCAGTTCGTTACAAGATGTATATTGGATGCGAATATGAAAAAACGTTATCCAATTCAAGGTGATAGGTTTGGTGCATGCATGACTATTTTTAACGAAAAACAAAGCGAAGCTCCCCAGGATTTATCTGGAAATCCTGGAGAGAAGTTCGAAGACCCCATGAAGCCAAGTGATCCTGAAATCAAGGATCCGATAAAACCTATACTTCCTTAATAGTATATTTTACCTCTTCCCTTACGATAGAGAATTTAATTTCCGATTCTTCTGTTAGCGATTTATTTAAAATAAGTTCAGATAGCGGATTTTCTAAGTGTTTTTGAATTAATCTTTTAATTGGTCTTGCGCCCATTTTTTCTGATGTCGCAAGGGAAGCTATATACTTTGATACTTTTGGAGTTGCTGACATTTTTAAATCCATGTCTTTTAGTTTGTTGATCAATTTTTGTATCTCAAGTTTTGCTATTTCTGCCAACTCATCTTCTTGGAAATCTTTAAAAACAATAATTTCGTTAAGCCTATTTAGAAATTCTGGCCTAAAGAAACTTTTTAGTTCGTTTTTGATTTTGTCTTTCGCGGCAGTTTCTCCGTCTCCCCCGAATCCAATAGTTGGTTTGGATATTTTTTCACTACCGATGTTTCCTGTTAGGATAATTATACAATTATTAAAATTAATCTTTCTCCCTGAGTTGTCTGTAACAAAACCCTCTTCAAGAATTTGCAACAATATGTTTAGGACCTCTGGGTGGGCCTTCTCAATTTCATCAAATAGTATAACGCTGTAAGGATTCCTTCTTACTCTTTCAGTTAGATCTCCACCTTCTTCGTATCCTACATACCCTGGGGATGCGCCAATTAGTCGACTAGACGAAATCTTCTCGGAAAACTCACTCATATCAAGCTGTATTAATTTGTCTATACCTCCATATATAAATTCAGCAATACATTTTGCTGTATAAGTTTTTCCTGTTCCGCTAGCTCCAACCAATAAAAAGCTTCCGACTGGCTTGCCTGCATCCTGCAATCCAGATTTAGATCTTAAAATTGATTGAGAAATTTCTTGTAAGGCTTCTGTTTGGCCAACAATTTTCTTGTCTAGCTTTTTGAACAATCCAAGCATTCTTGTTGAATCTTTTTTAGAAACTTGAGAAACCGGTATTCCTGTTCTTGAGGACACAACTTCAAAAATATCTTTTTTAGTAACTTTTATTTTTGATTTTAATGTTTTAGTTAACCAATTATTTATTATAGTATCATATTCTTCTAATAAATTTAATTGTTCTTCTGTTACTGCATATGTGTCCATTCCTACTATGCTTAGATCAGACTCTTTTAGTGCTAGATTTTCTAAATGCTTTTCTATATCTTTTGCTTCTTGTGGTCTTTCTATATTTTTAATTTTAACTTTTGAACCAGCTTGATCCATGACATCAATCGCTTTATCTGGAAACTGTTTATCAAGAATGTATTTAGAAGTCAAATGGACAATTAAATCTAAAATTTCATCTGTATAATGAATACTATGAAATGATTCGTATTTATTTTTTATTCCCTCTAGGATTTGTCTAGTTTCATTTTTTGTTGGCTCGATAACTTTTACCGCTTGAAATCTTCGATCTAAAGCTCCGTCTTTTAATATACTTTTTTTGTATTCATCAACTGTTGTTGCGCCAATACATTTAAGTTCTCCTCTTGCAAGCAAGGGTTTTAATAGATTCGCTGCGTCCATGCTTCCTTCTGCGCTACCTGCGCCTACCAGGGTGTGAATTTCGTCAATGAATAGTATTATTTCTGGGTTTTTCTTTGCTTCGTCGATAATTTTTTTAAGTCTTTCTTCGAACTGGCCTCGGTATTTAGTTCCAGCTATCAGCGATCCTAAATCTAGAGCATATATAATCTTACCCAATAAAAAGTCTGGAGCTTCTGCTTTTACAATTTTTTGAGCTAAACCTTCAACTATGGCCGTTTTTCCTACGCCAGGCTCTCCAAGTAAAACTGGATTGTTTTTTGTTTTTCTGCATAGAATTTCGCAGGCTTCCATTATTTCTTGCTGCTTCCCTATGATTCCGTCAAATTTACCTTTTATGGCTTGCATATTCAAATTTAGCGCGTGCTTTTCAAGCGTTGGGGTCGCGAGATCTTTAACTATAGGTTTGGGTGGCGCAGGATTGCTTTTTTGAGTCCTGTTGCTTGAATGATTTTCTTTTGAAAGATGCAAATACTCTCTAACTTCTGCTATAATATCTTCTTCAGAAGCGTTAAATGGGGCAAAAAATTGTGGCACTTTTGATTCTTCATACTTTAACAAAGCTAAAAGCATATGTTCAAGCCCGACATATTCGTGGCCGAGTTTGGAACTAATAGATGATGCCACTTTAAGTATCAAGTGAAAGTGTTCGTCGTAACTAGGCTCTTGATACTCTGAATCAAAATTGTAGTCTTCATTTACTAACGAATCTATAAAAGAGCTTTCTACCTCTTGAAGCAATAATCTTTGGTTAATGTTTAATAAAAAGAGTATTTCACTTAATATTCCTGCCGTCAACTTAAGCATTCCGTAAAACAAATGCTCTATTGATACATCTTGATTTTTATATTTCTCGGCAACTTTTTTCGCTTCATTGATCGCCTGCTGTGCGCGCGGCGTAAAATTAGGCTTTTGCGTCATCTCAATAATTTACACATTATTTTACTTAACTTCAGACATTTTCATATATATCTTTTCATCCATAATTCTTATAGAGTCAAGAAATACTATGTCTTCAGCTTTTCTTCCGTAAGCAACAACTATATTCTTTTTACTCGGAGCTTTTGTGTTTTTCTCAAAATATCTATCATAGAAGTTTCCTCTTCTAGAATTTAAAAGCATTGCATTGTACCTTCCGTTTTCGTCTGTGATTGATAATTTAATATATTTATTTCCGTTTCTTGAGGTGGCCTTCAGGCAATCTTCCACAACACCTATAAACTTTCCAGATTCATCTAGGTTCATTAATTCTAAATCTGTGGAATCTTTTAAGTCTTTGTAAGAATCGATAAAACAGCTTTTTAGTTTCGAGCTGTGGCTATAGCCAAGAAGCTCATTTTCAAAATACCAGTTTGCAAAAGTTTCATATTGTTTATTTTTGTCGTATATAGATTTGTATAAATCATACTTCTTCTTGAATGTTTTAAATCTTGATTCTTTCATCAATGGTTTTCCGTCATCTCCTACAAGTTTCTCGCTTTTTGCATCTGCAATACAATTAAGAAGCTTATACTCATATTCTTCACCAAGCAAAATAAAGTTTCTTTTTTCTCTGTCTGTTAGGAGGTTAAATGCTTGCGCCTCAAGAGCCATTAAAGATCTATTAGAACCTTTACTTTGGAGAGCTCCAGCCTGAACTAACGAAGATAGTACGCCTATATTTAGCCCAGCCTGTTTGGCTGAAAGAAAAATATCATACTTTGTTGGTGTTTCTGTAGATCTAAAATCTCTTAATGATGCGAGAGATTTTTCGCTAACCCCTTTGATGCTGTTAAGGCCAAATCTTATATTTTTCCCTTCGATAGAAAAGTCCATTTTAGATTTAGCTAAATCTGGAGAGAGAAGCTTAATTCCAAAGTTAGATAATTCTTGAGAGATCTTAGATATTTCTTCTTGTGGCGCAGGTTCGTATTTAGTCATTTTAAGCAAAGATAGAAAGAACTGTTGGGGGTGCTTGAATTTTAAATATGTTGTCCATGCCGCCAAAGTTGCATACGCCAAAGAGTGGGATTTGTTAAATGAATAGTTTGCACTGTCTTCCGCAACGCTCCAAAGTACATCCCCCACTTCGGTAGGTAGATCGTTATTAATAATCTTTTGTTGAATCTTTGCTTGCCACGCTGGCATTTGGTCGATTTTTTTCTTTCCGACAATCCTTCTGAGCTGTTCTGATTCATCTAGGGTGAAGCCAACTTTAACCGCCATTTGCATCAACTGCTCTTGGTAAAGAGGTATTCCTCCAGTATAATCAAGAACATCTCTAAAAAATTCATGAATAACCTGAGCCTCTCCGCTTTCGGAATAAGTTGTATATGAGTCGAGGAAATCTAAAGCTCCAGGTCTGCCGATAGCAATCACGGCGCTTAGCTGTTCCAAATCTCTTGGCTTGATTTTCTTACACACTCGATAATTTGTATCAGACTCAAGCTGAAATAGTCCGTGGGGAGCTCTTAGGGACTGAAGCGGTTTAAACATTTTTTTATCATTTAAGTCTACGTTAGATATATCAATATCAATATTTTTACAAACATCATAGATAACGCTCAAGGTTCTTAGTCCAAGAATATCAAATTTAACCATCAATTCAGATACCCAATTCATGTCGTAACCTGTAACCAATGCGCCGTCATTTGCCTGTTGAACTGGGCAGATATCCGTCATTTGGGCGAAGGATATAGCTATTCCGCTTGGGTGAACTCCAGTATTTTTATTTAAACCTTCTAGCTTGAGAGCTACTTCAAAAACCTCTTGGTTTTCAACTGCCCAATCTGTAAATTTTTCACTTTCCTGGATTGCTGTCGAGAGAGGTACAACAACTCCAAACTTTTTTGGTATCGTATCGCTCACTTCATTAACTTCTTGTTCGGAGTATTCTCCAACAATTTTACCACATTCTTTAATGCAGAGTTTTCCGCTCAAGGTGTTTAGTGTCAAAATCTTTGCAGTACGAGCCGGGTGTTTCTTCTCGATATACTCGATCACTTCTACTCGACGCTCATAAGCAATGTCGTTATCAACATCCGCCAACAAACTTCCATCAAGGTAAGTTATTCCATCTTTTTCTATTTTTCTAGCTCGACTTTTCGAAACAAAGCGCTCAAAAAACAAGTTATACTCTACTGGGTCTACATTGGTAACTCCAATTAAATACAACACAAGTGATCCTGCTGCTGACCCTCTACCTGGGCCAGTAGGTATATCCTGTTCGTGGCAAAAATTAATTATATCCCAATTCAATAAAATATAATCAATAAATCCTAGTTCATTTAATATTTTTAATTCTGATTTTGCACGATCAAAATAATCTTTTTTATTTTTGTATTTATCTATTCCTTTATCATATACTCCCTTGTGACATAGCTTACGAAGAAAGTCGTAGTTGGATATAGTATTATCTGCTTCGAGCATATCATAATATTTTTGCTCGATTTTAATCTCGGGCAATCTTACGCCTGGAGGGCAGCAGTCTTTATATTCTGTAAATTGTTCTGTAAAACTCATATTTCTATCTCCCATATCATTTTTTTAAATACTTCATAATTAACTCTAATATCATATAATGCGTCATGTAATTTAGTTGCGTCGAAAGGAACATCAAAATCCTTGCAGCACTGTTTAAGGTTGCAGGAGAGACCTCTTTCAATTAAATGGTTTAATCTATACTGCCAAGCTAGGAAGTTATCTTCTTTATTTAATTTAATTTGTTTTTTAAGAGCCTTCGCTAAACACAATGTATCTACTAAATTTTCTGAATAACTAAAGTCTGATTTAGCTTTTGGGTTGATAAGTTTTCTGTGCAAGTTATGCATGTAAACATCAAAGCCTAGTAAATTATGTCCGACTTTGATATAAGAATCGTCGTATAAATATTTCTCAAAATGATCTAAAGCTAACTTTGGGTCAACTGCATTCTTTTTATATTTAGCCTGAGTAAAACCAGTTATCTTTGCAGCTTCTGGAGAAACTCTTAAGTCATCCCATTTTAACCAATAATCTTTTTCTTCTACAATTTTGTTGTTCTCTATAACTAAGAAAGCTAACTGCCAAGGTTTATTGTGTCCAGATATTAAATTTAGATTACATGTTTCGTAATCAAAAAGTAAATACTTTTGTTTATTTTTGAATCTTAATAATGTTTCTTTCATGTTAATTTTCTTTCCAGCTTTGAAAGCAAAACTCATTACTGCCAAAGTGATCTAGGTTAGGTTTTGATAATGTTTTATTTCCAAATGTACGACCTGTTATACATTTGTATGTTTGTAAAGCCGATACATCTTTTTTATTTTTGTAATAAATGCTTTTAGCCTGTTCTGTTTCGCACTTATTCTCTACCGCATATTTGATAACTCTCGATCTTAATAAGAGATCAAATGGCAAGCTATTATTTTCAAGCAAGAAGGTCGGCTTTGTAAACGAAAAATTTGGGGTGCAATTTCCGAACTTCATTGTATTTTGGAATATAAATGAATCATAAAAAGGTATAGCTAGTTTCAAGTCTTCATCATTCCAGTGGTTTTTCAATATTTTTTTATCTACCGAATTAAACGACTCGCTGAAGGCTTCGCTATAAATCTTGTTTAATAAAATGCAGCCTTTCGAGTTTTTCGCGAAGATGATAATCTTATGTCGCGAATCTTGAGATTCTTTTCGGTTTACCTTAGAGTTTTCGCACATATCAACTCTGAGTCCAAAAATAAGTTGTATGCCCATCGATTCTGCCACTTTTTTGGCTTGAAGGAACCCCGTTAAGGAATCTTCAACTAAAACAACTTCTTTTAAGCTATTTTCTTTCGCTATTGAAAAAATGCTATCTGCTCCGCCCTCTTTATGTGTAATTGGATCATCAAGAGTTAGTATGCTTTTGCCGATAGAGAAATGACTTTTAAATAAAGCTAACATGTTTACTATACTACCAAAAAAATCGGCACATGTCAAGCCATAAAAGTTGTTCACAGAAGATTATTCTTGTTGACAGTTAACCGACTAAATGTTACTATTAATATATACAAATTATGAATATAAAAGTTAAAAAAAGAAACGGACGACTTCAGGATTTTCGAGTAGAAAAAATTAACGCAAATGTAGAGCGAGCTTGCAAGGAAATTCAAGATGTTTCTGTTAGCGAAATTGTATTAGACGCACAACTACAGTTGTTCGATAAAATTACCACCCAAGAGATTGATTCGGCATTAATATTAAGCGCAAGAGAAAAAATCGAAAAAGAGCCAAACTACAGTTTTGCGGCAGCAAGACTACTGCTTAATACTGTTTACAAGGAAGTATTTAAAGAAGGTGTTGACTCAGACGTATTTAAACTCCAATATAGAAAAAGCTTTATACAAGGCATAAAAAAACTCGTCAAGGGTGAAAAATTAAGTAAAAGAATGCTTGAATATGACTTAAATAAGCTTTCTGAGGCTTTAAGAATTAGAAGGGATAATTCTTTTAAGTATTTAGGTATTCAAATTTTAACCGATAGATATTTTATTCGAGAAGAAGGTAAAATCATGGAAGCTCCGCAAAGTTTTTGGATGCGGGTAGCTATGGGTTTAGCTTTAAATGAAGAAAATAAAGAAGAGTGGGCGATCAAGTTTTATGATATGTTTAGTCAATTTTTGTATACCTCTTCTACTCCAACTTTATTTAATAGTGGTACTATTAGATCTCAGTTAAGCTCTTGTTATCTTAATACATTTGATGACAGTATTGACGGTATTTTTGACGGAGCTTGGCAGGAAGCAAGGAAAAGTAAATACGCAGGAGGTTTGGGTCTTGATGCAACACCTTTTAGATCTACAGGTTCGCATATAAAAGGAACAAATGGTATATCTAGCGGTTTAATTCCTTGGTTAAAAATCTATAACGACCTTTTGGTTGCGGTTAATCAAGGAGGTAAGCGTCCAGGTGCAGGATGTGCATATCTAGAACCTTGGCATTTAGACTTCGAAGACTTCTTGAATTTAAGAAGAAATACAGGAGATGATCGTTTGCGCTGCCACGACATGAATACCGCAGCGTGGATTCCAGACGAATTTATGCGCAGAGTTCAAAATCAGGATGTTTGGTATTTCTTTGACCCTCGCGATACAGTTTGTGATGATGGTAGAACCCTTCATGATTTATTTGGAACAGAATTTGACGAACAATATAAAAAACTCTGCGATCGAGCCGAAGAGGGTTTAATAAAAAATTATCGGATAACACCCGCTAAGGAATTATGGAAAAAAATGTTAAAGGTGCTATTTGAAACCTCGCATCCATGGAACACATTTAAAGATCCGTGCAATATTCGTTATACAAATCAACATGAAGGAGTTGTTCATAGTAGTAATTTATGTACAGAAATCACACTTCACACAAAAGCTTCTGAATACGACAAAGGAGAAAAAATAAAAATTGGTGAAACTGCAGTTTGTAATTTAGGTTCAGTAAATCTATTAAACCATTTAGATGGAGATACTTTAGATTTTGACAAATTAAAAAATACTATTCATACAGCTATTAGAGCATTAGATAATGTCGTTGATCTTAATTTTTACCCAACCAAGGAGGCTAAAAATAGTAATTTAAAACATAGACCAATAGGTTTAGGTATGATGGCAATTCACGATGTTCTTCATAAAATGAATATCAATATTGATAGTGATGAAGCTGCTGAATTTAATGATAAACTTTTTGAGTTTTATTCCATGCATTCAATTTACGCCAGCTCTTTGTTGGCGAAAGAGCGTGGCAAATACGAAACTTACGAAGGTTCTCTATGGAGTGGCGGAGTATTCCCAATCGACTCCTATAATAACTTGATGGTTTATAGGGGTAAACAAGAGGTGCCCGAACAATCTGTTACAGGTAAACCTTTGACAGGTCAGGGTCAAACTCTTGATGAATGGAAGGAGGTTAGAATCCATGTTAATGAATTTGGAATGAGAAATTCAAATGTAATGGCCATCGCTCCAACCGCAACGATTGGTTATATAAATGGGGTCGAGCAAAGTATCGAGCCAAACTTTTCTGTCCTTTTTGTTTATGAAAATAAAAGCGGTAATTTCTTTATTACTAATCAACATTTTATCGATGATATGAAAGGTGAAGGATTATGGAATCCTGAAGTTGCTAAATTAGTAAAAAGCGTTGACGGAGATCTTTCTTTATTGAATGGTGGTATTCCAAGTTGGATTAAACAAAAATATAAAACTGCTTTTGATAGGGATATGTTTAAATTAATCGAATGTAATTCTGTTAGACAAAAATGGATTGATCAAGCGGTGAGCTTTAACTTATACAATAAATCTACTTCTTTAAAGTATTTAAATGATGTTTACATGGGTTGTTGGGAAGCTGGACTAAAGACAACTTATTATTTAAGAAATAGAGCCGCATCAAAAGTGGAAAAGGCTCATGCTGATTCTCCAAAATCTGAAGAAGCTCAAGCTTGCAGTATAGAAGCTATGAAAAATGGAGGGACTTGCGAAAGTTGTCAATGACGCGCCACCAACATTTAAAAGCATTCAATGAAGCAATTTTTAGATGCAAATTGATTCGCAGAGATTTAGATAAAATAAATTGCAACTTAGAAGATTTAAACTATAAAAAAAACAAAGATCTCGCGGAATACGCATATATAAAAACTATAGAAGAAATAATTAGTCGCGGTAAAAAATATTTGTCTTTAAATGTGGAAGCTGATGAGTCAATCAGGGTTGCATTAGATATACAAAAATATCAAAGTATATTAGATAATATAAATTAATTTTTATTTATATTCATAATTAAAGCCAGTTAATTTAATAGTTAGCTGGTTTTTTTTTATTATAGTGTATATAATATATATGAGTAGAATTTTAAAATCAATCAAGAAAACACTTTTAGATAATAAAATATCTGATAAAATTAAAAAGGACATTTTTTCAAAAAAGATACTTAGTGTCCCAGAATCCAAGCCCGACGAAAGAGATTGGCTTCATCAACATGTAAAATTTACATCTCCCGAACTTAAAGAATTTTCAAGAAGAGATTTAACTCCAAAAGTTTTAGATCAAGGGTCAATAGGTTCTTGCGTGGGTCATAGTGGGAGGGTTTTATTGAGCTCTTCTGAATTATTTCAAGTGGAAGAATCTAGTCCAATGTGGATATATAAAAAAGGTAAAGAACATGACGTTTTTGCTGGAGAAGATTATTCAGGAACAACCATAAGAGGCGCAGCGAAAGCTGTACAAAAAGAAGGTTGCTGTTTTGAAAGATTTTGGCCTTACGTCGCAGACGAATCTTCTTTGCCAAAAGAAGGCGCTAAAGAAGACGCTGATTCAAAAAAAATTAAATCTTACAGGGTTATTCCTGTAAGCCAAATTAACCAAATAAAAGGTATGTTAATGAATCAGCCTTTATGGTGTGCATTTAGAGTTAGGGAAGCTTTTTATTCTGTTCGTTCTGATGGAATGGTTGATACAGAAAAATATTTAAATTCAGAGCCTGTTGGTGGCCACGCAGTAGCTATGGTAGGCTGGAAATATATTGGAACTAAATTATATTGGGAATTTCAGAACAGCTGGGGTACTTGGTTTGGGGATGACGGGTATTTTTACATGCAACATTCTTTATTTGCATCTCATATTTTAGGCGGTATCGGACCAATGTATTTAGAGATTCAACTAAAAGAGCCAGAACCTGAGCCAGAGCCAGAGCCAGAGCCAGAACCTGAGCCAGAACCTGAGCCAGAACCTGAGCCAGAACCTGAGCCAGAGCCAGAACCTGAGCCAGAACCTGAGCCAGAGCCAGAACCTGAGCCAGAACCTGAGCCAGAGCCAGAACCTGAGCCAGAGCCAGAACCAAAAAGCAGGAAAAGTAACGCATTTAAAGTTATAGTTACGGCCATAATTGGCGGATTTCTCTTTTTATTATCTGAGATTTGGGGGTAAAATAATAGTTCTTGATTTTGTTCTTGATTTTTTAGTATATATATCGTATACTAAGTGAACTTAAAATTCATTTAATACGTTATATTATATCATGGAAGAAAAAACAGGAAAATTATTAACAGAGAATATTGCTGGAGTCAATAGGATCTTGCCTCATAAGCATAAATATGCATGGGATTTATTTTTAAAAAGTTGTGCCAATAACTGGATGCCTACTGAAATCAGTATGCAGAACGACATTAAACAATGGAAAAACAATGAAATTACAGAAGATGAAAAATTACTTGTTAAACGCTGTCTTGGATTTTTTGCTGGATCTGAGTCTTTGGTTGGTAATAATCTTTTGTTATCTGCCTTTCGCTATGTTACGGACGCTGAATGCCGTCAGTACATCTTGCGGCAAGCGTTTGAAGAAAGTCTTCACAATCTTACGGTAGTATATATTTGTGATAGTCTTGATTTAGATATAGAGGAGGTTTTTGCAGCATACGAAACAATCCCAAGCATAAAAGCTAAAGACGACTTTCTTATGCAAATTACAAACGATATTAGTAGGCAAGACTTTGACGCTCATTCTATCGAAGGCAAACAAGAAATTTTAAGAAATTTCTTAACTTATTGGATTGTTTGCGAAGGCACATTTTTCTTTAGCGGTTTCGCTATGTTGCTTGCCCTGGGCAGACAAAACAAGTTACAGGGAATTTCTGATCAAATTAAATATACATTAAGAGATGAAAGTTCGCATATTGCATTTGGTACATATCTGATTAACACATTAATTGAACAAAACCCAGAAATTTGGACTCAAGAAATTCAGAACGAATTCGTAGAACATATGAAAAAAGCTGTAGAGCTAGAAATAGCTTACGCTCATGACGTATTACCTACGGGAATTTTAGGTTTAAATGCAGATATGTTTGTCGAGTATATGCACTTCATAGGAAATAGAAGACTTGAAGGTATAGGTCTTGACTATCGCTTTCCTAGCGATAAAAATCCTTTCCCTTGGTTGAGTGAAGTTGTCGATGTACAAGCTATGGGCAACTTCTTTGAAAGAAGAGTTAGGGAATATCAACAAAGCGGTTCTCTTGAGGATGATTTTTAAACGAGTAATAAGTTTACCATATCATTATATTAATTTATAGTTTAGAGTCATCATTTATTACTAAAGCCCCCAAGTGGGGCTTTTTTATTACCCTAAAACATCAAACAAAGGTTTTCCTTTATTTGCAATTGTGAAAGGTCTTCCAGAGGGGGAATACTGTACATCATTAATTTTTAATCCTAATGCGTATGCTATTGTTGCGTTTAAGTCTTCTGGCTTAACAGGTTTTCCTTCCTTTGGGGATCTACCTTGATCGTCTGTTTCTCCATAAGAAAATCCTCCTTTTACTCCTCCTCCTGCCATAAAAGCAGTAAAACAGTACGGCCAGTGATCTCTACCTTCTCTGCCATTAATATTAGGAGTTCTTCCGAATTCAGAAGTTAAGACAACTAGCGTTTCACTTAGCAGCCCCCTCATTTCAAGATCAATTAATAAAGCGCTCAAAGCCCCATCTATATCTGCACAATTTTCGCCAACTCTTTCAAAATTATTATCGTGAGTATCCCATCCTCCTCTAGTTACTTCAACATACCGAACTCCATTTTCAACTAATCTTCTAGCAAGCAAACATCCCTGTCCAAAATTCGAGGGTCCATATTGCTCGCGTATACTTTCTGGCTCTTTAGATATATCAAAAGCTTTTAAATCTTGACTGTTCATTAATTTAATTGCGTCTTTGTATAAGTCTGAATATGCTCTTATTTGTTTTTGCGGAAATTCTGTAGAGAAATTAGTATTTAACTTTTCTATTAATGATATTCTTCCTTGAAAATGTTCTTTATCTAAATATCCTGCCAGTTTACTATTGGCTAAGCCTGATTTTGGATTATTTATTGATAGTGGGCCATATTTAGATTCTAAAAATCCAGCGCCTAATCCTCCTCCTCCAATTTTGATATTAGAGGGGATTGTTTCGTTAATTGAACCAGAAAGTTTAGACACCCAACTTCCGAAAGTGGGATGAACAATTGTCCCTCTTTTTAGATAGCTTGTGTGCATAAGGTAGCTAGCTTGCTCGTGCGCGCCTTGACTTGTTACCATTGTTTTGATAATTGAAGCGCGATCCATTAATTGTGCGGTCTTGGGTAAATACTCTGAAAGTAATATGCCGTCGGCACTCGTGGCGATAGATTTAGTTGGCCCTTGAATGTCAGGACAATCTGGCTTTGTTCCAAAAGTGTCTAAATGAGACATAGCTCCCGCCATGTTTAAATAAATTACGTGTCTAGCTGTGGCTACCCTAGCTCCAGCTTCTAGAGCTTGAACATTGTTATGTATATAAGAGCCAGCCATAGGCATCAAACCAACCCCAAAGCAAGCCTTTGCGGCGTGTGCGAATAAATTCTCTTCTACCTAACTCATCTATGTTTTTAAAATTTGTTTTCATATTTTTCCTTTTATTTATTTTATAAAAATGTATTCATGTGAATTTACTAAAGACCATATTATTTCTTTATATATATCTTCTTTATTTATTAATGCGTCTTTGAATAATTTTAACTCTGCTATAGAAGGTTTTCTATTTAAAATAGACTTAAAGCCAACTTTTATTTTGTCATCTAATGTTTTTTGCTGTTTTATTAACTTAACTACTTCAGAATTTTTATTATTTATAATTCTTGTTTCTACAAAACCATTGATTAAATTTAAAACTTGAGTTGTCGATGGGTCTGTATTTGCGTTTTCAATTTGTTCGCGATCTGATCCGCCGAACTCTCGAATTACATGACCTATTGGTGCTGGAGAACTTAGCTCGGATGCACGAACCGAGTTCCTGTCTTTCACAAATTTATTTTTATATTGCTGTTTTTTTTGAGAATTAAATTTATCCACGCAAGATTTACAACAAAAAGCAAGAGTTTCTCCATTTTCATTCAAAGCTAATAAAGCTGGATCAATAGCTCGACCAGGCTTGATTGGGCAATCTGTATTAATTGGCTCGCCAAATTTTTGCTCAGGTTCGGGCTTTTTTGTTTTATTTATTTTAGATAGTAATTCTTCCAATAATTCTTGTCCAGACATATTCGATAACCTTTCAAAATCTCTATATCCAGAATCATTTGGTTGAAGCTTTCTAGAATCTACGTTATCAAAATTTAAAGAAACTAGTGAATCCCATAATTGCTCTCCACTTAATCTTTCTAGAATTGGGCCTTGATAAAAAAATGGAACTGCATTAAAAGATTGTTTTTCAACATTTGGTCCAGCAATAACCCATTCGACATCCACTGGCATAATGGTGTCTTTTCCGTCTCTGGGTACAATATCTCGAGAAACGGATTGTCTTTGAAAGGTTTTTGTATTATAAAGTATTCTTAAAAACTCTTTTATGTCGTAGTTTAATGCGACCATAATTTTTTCTAAATGCAATTGTAGCACTGGGTCTGTCGCCATTGTTTCGTCAAACATATTGTCTATCGGTTCAATTAAAGCTAACCCAAAAACTTCTTTCCATAATCTGTTAACAATTACAGATGTAAATCTTGGGTTTGTTTCTGACGCTAGCCAGTTTGCGTACAATTTCCTTGAGCCAGTATTTTTTGATTTCAGTTCTATGGCGTTGCCAAAAAGCGTTTTTCCTGAAAGAGAATCGTTTGGTTTTGCGTTGTCGTACTGATAATCTTTAGGTAAGTTGATTTTTCCTGATCCTGGCTGATCTAAGCCTGCCTGCAATATATCTTGAATTGATCTTGATGCATTTCTAATTTGAGGTACTTTTTGAGGCTCCCCATTTTGTTCAAGTCTTTTTTGTTCTTCTCTAACCAGTTTATTGAATTCATTGAGATTGTCAACACCTTTTCTTCTAAGATTTGTAGAGCCACTAGTAAATGCAGCCATTTGATAAAATTCTTTTTGAGTCCATCTGTCAAATGGATGATCGTGGCATTGCGCGCATTCCAAACTTGTACCAAGAAAGATTCGAACTGTGTTAGCCATATTATCAAGAGGCATGCCTGCATCTCTAGCAAAATAGCCCACTCCCTCGCTACCTTTTTTCCATACAGGTCCAGAAGAAGAAAGCATTTCTCTGACCCATTCGTCATATGGTCTATTTTCAGATATAAATTGTTTAACATAATTTTTATATGGAATTCCTGATATTCTATTTGTTAACCTATCTTTTAATCTTAGTATGTCCGCCCAAAAGTTAAACCAATGACTATTGTATCCTTCACTAGCTAATAAATCGTCTATAAGTTTTGATCTTTTATTTTTATCTCTGTTTTCGATAAAATTATTTACTTCTTGATATGATGGTGTTCTACCTATTATTTTAAGATACGCCCTTCTAAGAAATACAGAATCATCAATTTCTTTATTAGGTCTTTGATTATAAGATCTTAATTTGTTTTCAACTAGTTGATCTATATATCTTGAGTTTAAGATTAAATCTTTCTCGGATAAAGGTTTTTTAAATTTAGGCAAATTTTCATGCCCTGGAGGGAAGTTATTTTTTACATAAGCTTGATTGTCTTGCGTTAATAATTTAAGAGGTATTCTAAAAAGCTGAAAATCATCTTCCTTTTTAATTACTACATGAGTGCTATTTGATTCTATTATCTCGCCTCTAACAACATTTCCATCATTAAAGTATAAAGCTTCGGCGAATAAAAATAAAGGTGATAAAAGCAATAAAATAATATTTTTCATGAAAATATATACACTATTCTGTTTTTGGTATTTTTCTCCATTGTAGTTTGCTGTATACGTAATAATATTCTTTTTTAATAAAAATCCAACCTAATTCCTCTGAGTAAATATACGGAGCAAAGCTTTTTGAGACATATATCCAATTAAAATGTTCTGGCTCATATATCCAGCCATTAATAAAAGATCTTGAGCTTTCTTGAAGCATAGATATGAAGTTATCTTTCTCTTGTATTTTTTTTTCTAGATTACGTTTCTCTTGCTGCGATTTAGTAAGTTGATCGTGCAGGGATATTGATTTAATCGACTCAGGTTGCGAGGATTGCATTATGTTTTTTTGATCCTGCGCTTCTATTAATTTTTTCATAATTCTATTCTTTTTAAAAGATTCACAATTCATGTGGTGAGTTGCTATGCTGAGCGGCTGAGATGGATTTATTGTGTTGCAGTAATCGCACCCGCAGAGAAAATCTTGAACGCTATAACCTAGGCAGGTAACTTGATGAAATAAAAATACTAAAAAGTATAATTTTCGCATATCTTATATTACACAAAAAAGCCGCCCGAAGGCGGCTTCATAATAGGATCTAAAATAGATCTAACTTTTGTCTGAACTTGGTGGTTTGAGTAGTGCGACCAGAAGAAGCAGTGTGATGATTCCTGCTAGCGAGGCGCCCTGTCCGACAAAGCCTGTTACGACATCCTGAAGGTTGCCGATTACGTTAATAGGAGCTCCGGCGCCAAAGACGACTTGAGCTACGACCAATAGGCCGATAATTGACAGTAAGACGCTTGTTACGCCTCCTGCATATGATTTAATCGTATCGATTGTATTTTTCATAAATAGATTAGAATTGAACTGAAACGCCTAAACCTAAAACATATTCTCCACCGATTGAGTCTGAGTCAACCCTTGACACATCTAGCGAGATTGCAGATTTTTCTGAAATAACTTTAGATAGCCCTGCATCAATAGAATAATAAGTCTCATCTTGAGAGGCTGTATTTTCTGTATTTCCAATAGAACCTCCAAGACCTAAAGAAGCGAATGTGAGATCTACGCTATGAGAGACTGCGAGCTCTGTCGTCCAGTTATCTTGATCCAGGTCTCTAAAAACAGAAACTGTCGGAGAAAGTAGAGTGTTAAACTCAAAACTTAAAGCTCCTTCCATAACAGCCGCTCCGTCTACATCTTCTACATGATTCACTCCTGCATAAACAGAGACTAAACTATCAAGAAAAGACTTTGAAACTCCTGCAGATAAGATGTATGTATCTGTTCCATTGTCAATAGACTGGTTCGTGAAAGCTCCAAGGGAATAATCCAAGCCAAGAGCTTTGCCGCTTGTTCCGGCGTTCAGCTGAATAGATTCTTGAGACTTTAGTGCGCCCCGATAGAAATAATCCGAGCTGTACTTTGTACCTAGAGTATGATTTCCTGCTAGAGCTGCGTTGATAAAAAACCCAAAAAGGGCTGTAATAATTAATGTTGTTGTTTTCATAATATTAATGAACACTATAATATACTATTTCTGGGAAATGTCAAGTTATTTTTATTCTTGAACTTGTTTTATTTTTAATTTTAGGTATTTTGATATTCAATAATCCATTATTCATGGTTGCGGATACATTTTTTGAATCCATGTCGTTTTGTAGTTTGTATTTATTTTCAAAAGAACCGAATGATATTTGTTGCTGTGAATATTTTGTATCATCTTTTATTTTGTTTTCGTATGATACATGTAATATATTTTCTTTTACTTGTATATCGATATCTTTTTTATTTAATCCTGCTGCTTCAATTTGTATCAAGATATGATCTTCTTCTTTTATAATGTTGGATTTTCTTTTAGGGTTTAGATCCTGATAGTATAAATCGTCTAATACAGAATCCAAAAAAGAGTATAAATAATTAGAATTGTTGTTTTTGATATAATATGACATTTTGTCTCCTTGTTTTAATTGTTATTTGTATATAGTGTGTAGATATGTCTCAATACTCACTTGAATATTTAATTTGCAACCCTATAATTGCTATAATCGTGCCAATTAATTCTTGAAAAGAAATGGTTGCCATTCATTGCGCTCTTTCTGGAAAGCGTGAAAAAAATGCCATGGCTTAAACCCTTTTAAATTTTCTCCCTTATAATTTTTATATGGATATAAAGTTCCTTTTTTACAGTTGCAAGGTTGACATGTCATTGTCACATTAAAATCTTCTTTTGTTCCGCCTTTGCTTTTTGGGTATACATGTTCAATAGTCATATCTTTCATGTCGAAATGTTCACCGCAAATCTGACATATACCTTGATACCTCTGGTATAAATATCTTAAGTTTGGAGGGTTTTTACTTTTGTATACCCATTTCGAAGTCGTCAATAAAATTGTAGGTACTGGATACAACCTATTGCATGAGCTTAAAAATGGTTGATCTTTATAATAAGTAGCTCTTTCAGAATTTATCCAATCTTCCCAATACAAGGGTTCTCCAGAAAAACTTAGCGCGTGAACAGATTGAATATCGTTTAATTTTGATCCGCAGGATATAAGTTTTCTTATTCCTTCTTTTGCTGTAGTTATATTAATAGGCGTCCAAAAATGCGAGAGTATTAAAACCACTCGATCTTTGCCGTCAATTAAGTTCAATTTTTTTCTTTTTTGTCGTGATGCCCAGCTTTTGATGAATTTGGTTTTTCGTGGGTGTAGCCCATTTTCTTCATTTTTAAATGATCTTCCATGGTTTTGGCTTTATAACCTTTCCCTGTTTTTGGATCATACATAATATGAGGTTTGAATTCCTCTTCTGCAGCATAATCTTTTTTCATTTTTTTAGACTGTGCTTTTTTAATAGCATCCTTAGATGGGTAATCCTTATCGCCTGGCTTAGCAGGTTTGTAATTTTTGCCCATTCTTTTTTTCTTTTTTTGAATATTTTCCCAAAGACCTGCGTCGCTTTCAGATTCGTTTTCTAAATTTTCTTCCGATTCTTCTCCTTTTGTGACATTTGTCACACTTTTTTTGCTCCACATTTTGCAGCTCCAATACCTCGCTTTTGTTTTTGGTCCAGGGTTTGCACAATTGTGTCGAGCCCTAAAACTTTTTCTGCGATTTGGATCGTCGCGTTTGATTTCCATGTTTGGATCTCCAAAATTAACTTTTACTACATTGCCTTTTTCATTTTTAACGTAAACTGAAAATTTCTTTGGTCCTTTTGGGGTTCTGAATGGTTTGTTTAATTTTTTTCCTTTGTTAGCTTCCGCAGCCCAACTTTCTTCATCAATATATTCTTCAAAACCTAATTCATCAACATCAATAAAAATTGTGCTCCACATCTCTTCGGTAAATTCTGGATCTTCTTGGAGTTGATAATTATGAATATCTAGTTTTGCAGCAATGAGATCTTCTTCTGTAAATAAATTAAGTTCATTCCTAATTCCGTCATCAATTAAAACTCCTGCAGAGGCTTTAGCTACATCTTGGTCAGCTTTTCTGTAACTATCTTTTACTTTTCCTCCTCGAACCATTTTTAAAAACATATTTACTCTAGCCATCGCCCATTGACCTCTGCTTTTACCAGGTCTGTGACTTGAAGAAAAAGCTCCTGCGCCCCTGCGATATATTTTCTTTAATTGAGAAAGTGTTACTTTTTTCTTTGATTTAGAATTATGCTCTTTAACTTTAGACTTTAAAGACTCAAGAACTCTGTCAGAGAAGGTTATTTTTCCACCTTTTTCTCCTGCGCTTCCAGGTTTATTTTTATCGGAGCCTTTTTTTTGCTCCGATTTCTTTGCGGGTGTTTGGGCTGAACTCTTTGGTCCAGAGCGTTTGGCTGAATAAGATTTTTTTTCCATAGTTATTTATTACACAAATTTATGTTGATTTTCTATATACCAATTATATGTATCGGTTAATCCTTTTTCTAGTGATATATTTGGTTGGAATCCTATATTTGATATTTGAGTATTATCCATTTTTTTTCTAAAAGTTCCATCAGGCTTAGATGAATCAAAAACTATATCTCCTTGGTATCCTACAATTTTTTTTATTAATGATACTAAATCAAAAATTGACACTTCGTCATTTGATCCGCAGTTTAAATGAGAAATGCCTTTTTCATATATATCTGTTGCATCAATATGTTCTAGGCAATATGTTATTGCTTTAGCTAAATCATCTACATGCAAAAATTCGCGCAATGGCTTTCCACTACCCCAAACTTCAACTGAGTCTCGATTATTCTGCTTTGCTTCGTAGACTTTTCTTATCAATGCAGGTAAGACATGAGAAGTTTTTAGATTGAAGTTATCTCTTGGCCCATACATATTGCAGGGCATAATTGAATAAAAATTATGATTATATTGTTTATAAAAACTTTCGCACAATTTTATTGCAGCAATTTTTGCAATTGCATAAGGCTCATTTGTTTGCTCTAAAACATCTGTCAATAAGGATTCTTCTTTAATGGGAATTTCTGCATCTCTAGGATATATACAAGAACTACCTAAATTGATCAACTTATGAACATTATATATATGAGAGGCATGTATTAAATTTGTAGCAATTTGTAGATTTTCATATATAAAATCTGCGCGATAGGTGTTATTAGCAAGAATTCCTCCAACTTTAGCGGCGCAAATGATTACTATTTCTGGGCGCTCTCTTCCGAAAAATTTATGAACTTCACTTTGCTTCGTTAAATCTAGTTGCTTTCTTGTTTTTGTTAAAATTTTTTTGCAACCTATTGATTTTAGATAATCCACAACTGCAGAGCCAACCATTCCTGCGTGACCTGCTACAAAAATTTTTTTATACTTCATCGACTCAAAAGCATGTAATCGCTTTGGTACATCTTCTTAACGAGTCCATAAAAATCTGTTTTGCGGGTCCACCCCATTTCATTTTCAGCTGAGGAGCAGTCTCCACATAACTCATGGACTTCCGCAGGTCTGTAGAATTTTGGGTCAACCTCGAAGATTAAATCTTTATTTTCATTAAAATATTTTTCTGCCTCATTTTCTCCAGAGGAAGTGAATTTTATGTCAGCATTTTTTAGCGCCTCGTTAAGAAATTCTCTTACTGTATGCATTTCTCCGCTCCCTAATACATAATTTTTAGGAAAATCTTGATTTAGCATTAGCCACACACCCTCCATGAAGTCTTCCGCATCGCTCCAATCTCTTTTAGCCTCTATATTTCCCAACTTTAAAACTGGAGGAGTCTTGCCTTTTTCCATTGCTATTTTGACTCTTGCTATTGTGTGTGTGATTTTCCTTGTAACAAAATCTAAGCCCCTCCTACTACCTTCGTGGTTAAAAAGCCAGCCTTGAACTGCGTATAAATTATAAGATTCCCTGTAGACTCTGACAATATGCCTTGCCGCGCATTTTGCGGCACCATATGGAGATTGAGGTCTTAATGGGTGTTTTTCGTCTTGGGGTGAGCAAATCACATCACCAAATTCTTCTGAGGATCCTGCATTGTAAAATCTGCAGTGCGGAGAGAATCTTCGGATAGACTCGAGTATATGCAAAACTGCATCTGCATCTGTATCCCAAGTTTGAATTGGGTAATCCCAGCTTCCAGCAACAAAAGATTGCGCTGCAAAATTTATAAAAAAATCAGGTTGAACATCTAGTATTACATCTCTTATACTGTGCGCGTCATTTAGGTCCATGTTAATTAAATTAAATCTAGATTCTTTTTCTAGATGTAGTATATTTTCATGATTTTTAACGCTAAGCCTCCTGGCTGTTCCGTATAATTCGTGATTTGTATTTTTAAGAAGGTAATCAACCATGTGACTTCCGTCTTGACCTGTAACTCCTGTGATTATTATTTTTTTCATTTTGTCATTAAAATTGCTTTTATAGTTTCTTTCGTTATTGGTGTTGGTAAGCAGTTTTTTTCTATTTTAAAAAATCCCCATTCATCATGCTCGAAGGCGTCCTCTGCGTCGGTGCTGGGAAAAATTAAATCCTGTATCTCTGTAGAGTACACAAAAAATATTCCTCCACTTGGGGTTCGAAAGCGGGTTAGATACGATATTTCTTTATTAATTTCAACTCCCGTTTCTTCAAAAAATTCTCTCATGGCGGCATCTTTAGGTTTTTCGCTTGACTCTATAGCTCCGCCTGGGATAGCCCAAAAGCCAGAAAGACTTTCGCAAGCTTTTGATCTGCGACCTAGTAAGATTAAGTCTCCCAGTTTGACCAAAAGTCCTGCAGCATCAACGTTAGCCATCTAGGAAATCATCTATTTTATTTTTATTTTGCCAGTGAGGGCATCCATCATAATTCATTTTAACGATTTTTTCTCCTTCTTTAGTTTTAGCTTCGAGAGAATCTTTTTTTTCTGTAAATGCACTTTTTAGTATTTTGCCATGCTTGTCTTGTAGTACATAGTATTCCATGGGTTTTCTGTATGGGCAAATAAAGGCTTTAATCGGTTCTCCTGACTTATCCAAAACAGGCTGCCCGTAAGACATTTTAAACCCATCCTTTCCGCAAGCTAAAGGTCCACCAAAGGTTCCGTCTTTAGGGTAATCTTGTTTTGCTGCAAAGTTTGATTTTCCGCAATCCTCATCGAAGTTGTCTATATATTTTTGGAATTCTGTTAGTTGATACTCGAAGCCTTCAAGCTCTTCTTCGCTAATCTTGTCCATTTTTACATAACCCTTACCTCTTTCACCAAGAACATCTTTATCTAAGTCAAATCTTAAAAATATAAATTCACTTTGAGGTTCTGTTTCGGGCATTAAGTGTTTTACAGCTAAACTATAAATTAAATTTTGCAAATTATCTGTTATCTCTTTTCCCTTGAAGACTTGCTTGCTGCTTTTAAAGTCTCGAATTATTACGGAATTATCTTTGTATTTAAAAAGTTTATCTATGTAACCTCTTACTGCATATCTAATTCCTTTTTCTGGTTTATCTATTTCGAGATCAAAAAATCTTTCAGACTCAGCCGCAGTAGGTTCTTCGTCAGAGTCTCCAAAAAAATCACACCTTAGTCCTGCGACAATCATTTCGTCAATGAGATCTAAATTTTCTTGGTCTGAGACATTAAGTTCTTGAGCTTCATTTTTAACTTGTGCTGCGACTACTTCTGTATTCCATATTGTTCCTTCTTTTATAATTTTATCAAATTCAGATTTATGATGGTCTCCAAGTAGCTCAAATATGTTATGGCAAATTGTTCCCCTGCTCGAACCATCGTTTCCTGTTTGAGGTAATTTTAATTTATAATTACACCAATAAGTCCAAGAGCAAGTTTGTGCGGTTTTTATTCTGCTCGCCGAAAGTTTTGTTAGTTCACTCATTGGATATTATTTTTTTGTTTTTTAATATACTTTTTGGTATGATCTTTTCTAGCTTTTGTATTTCTTTTATTATAAATGTTTGTTGTGTTTTTGGCTCTGTAGATAGTAATTTATTTTCCCAAGAATTAAATTGATCTGGACACATTTCTCCAAAATCTTTTGCAGTTGGTAAACATATTAAAATTTTATCTGGCTCTAGGTAATTTAATAGTTTTAGATAATTTTTTATTGAAGCTTCCAAACCTCTGTTTCTTGAAGATCCCGCGTCATTGTTTAGGGACAAAATAACTTTCGATGGATTTAAAGATATTAAAGAAAAAATTAATTTATTCGGCAAATCCAAGCCAAAAGTTACAAGAACATTGTAATATCCTTTTTCATTTAATTTAAGTAGATCCCCAATACTTTCAACTAATATAACCGAGTCTTTTTCTTCTATTGCAACCTTTGTTTCTTTGTTTGCGTATAATGGATATATCCAAGATTTTTTCTTTCCAACGTGCTTCCATTTAGGTCTTCCTTCTGAGTTGGTCATGTCTCTTCCTGAGAAACCGTGAATTTGTTTAAATTCATTATATATGGGGAAGATGAATCTTTTATTTAATTTGCCATTTGTGGCAAACCCTCCTTTTAATTTCTTTAGGGTTTCATCGCTAACACCTCGATCATTATAAAATTTGTAATGAGGTAGTAATTTATTCAAGCAGTCCTCTGGGTATATTTCTTCCATTTCTATTTTTTCTATTGATTCTATTTTAGTATAATTTACACCTAAGTCTTCTTCTTCCAAATATTTTTTGAGTTCATTCTTGTCGTTTGTTCCTAACGTTATCTCAACTAATCTTTTTAAGGGAGAGAAACTTGAACCTTGCACATGATCTTTCCAGACTCCTGTGTTTTTGTATATCTGGATTGCTGTGTTATTGTCTCCGTTTCTGAAAATGGCATTTGTCTGCCAATATGGCCCTCGATCATTAAGTTTATAACCAAGGTTAATTAAACAATCTTTTATTTTATCTGAAGATAATGATTGCATTATATATTTGGTAGGTCTTCCATGAATTGTTCTGCTGCACCAACACCTTCAGAGTTTAAGTGTCCAACTAAATCTTCAAGGTCTCCGCGTTCTTCGATTGAAAAGTTCTCCATATGTAAGTTGATGTAGTTTTTTCTCTTGCTTCCGTCAGGCATTTCTATAGGTTGAAGTGCTCTGTGAACATCTTTACCTAGCCATCTATATTTCAGGCATATAAGCTTATGAGTTCCGAATCCTTCTGGTTCATTTTGTATCTCGTCCATAGTTTTCTGCCGGAGGAGAAAAAGGTGAGAGCAGAACTGTGTTATTTGGTCTGAAAGTGAAACAACGCTCTCATCATCAACAACATTATCAGAGCTTCTATTGTTTGTGATGCCAAGCCTATTACTTTGTACGCTTGTCAACATGGCGACTGCTGGTGACCCGTTAAAGCATAATTCTTTTTGAATTAATTGCTTAAATTTATCTACCATTCTGCCCACAGTTTCCCAAGAGCTTGCGCCGTTTTGTCTTTCGTAGGTGGTTTTAATATAGTCAAAGCTAAGAATCATCCTATTACCTCTCCCTACTTCGGAATAATAAAATCTTCTAATTATATTTAGCATGCTATCTATGGAATGACCTGCAACATTATAATAGAAGAATTGGAAATTTTTGATTTTTTTCCATGTCTGCCTGACCTTATTGATGACTTCTTCCCCAGCTTGCCTCCATCTCCCCGTCTCTAGTAGGTGCATGGGAACTCCTGACAGGGCCGAGCACTGACGAACAATAAGCTCTTCCTTGCTCATTTCTCCGTTATCAAAATGTAGTATTGGGGTATTATTATTTATTGCGGAAACCTTTGTGCAGAAGTCCATGCAGAATTGAGTTTTTCCTACTCCAGCCCTTGCTACAACTACAGTTATGTTCCCTGGCCTGAGTAAGGATCCATAAAGTTCGTTTACTCTTGGGTGTGGGCCCATTAGCCCGAATTCATCTATTGGGTTATTACCCCTATCTTCAATGAATTCCTCCATTTCTTCAAAAAGATTCTCTGGGTTGTTAGAGCCTATTTCGTAAAGATTAATTTTTTCATTATATATTTTATCTGCTTCTGAAACGATTTGATCATAAGTTGATGCAGAGGAAATTGATTTCATATTTTTTGCTACATCAATTGATGCATCATGAATCTCTCTTCGTACTGTAATTTTCTTAAGTTCTTTAGCTGCCTTTAAAACTCCGTCTTTAGATATCTGCCTCATTGACAAGGCTTTTATGTAATCAGCTATGTTTATATTATCCTCAAAAGATATACCTAGCGATTGAACTCTCTGAGATAAGAGAACCTCGTCAAGGATTTCTGAAGCTTCGAGCGATTGCCTTAACACGCAAAATATAGTTTTATTTACTATGCTGTTTTTATCAAAAAAATCTTTATCTGTTATAAAGGACGCGACAAGCGGGTAGGATTCTGGATACTTTATTAAGCCCGCTAGTAAATGTTGTTCTAGTTCATATGAATATACCATAAGACAATGGTATCACATAAACTAAAATAAGTCAAGGAGTTTCTTCGTCTCCCCCTTCTCCTGGGAAATTTAATTCAATACCTTGAGCTGATACCTGTTCTAAATATTGCTCTAAGGCTTTCCTTAACCCCATTTCGACAACTGGAGAATTTGTTTTTGTAACTATTGAAGGAGTTCCTTCTTGGTTGACGTATGTTAATATAAAACCGCTGTCTCCATCTGTAAAACCGGAGAACTCAAAAAGTTGTGTTAAGATGTTTTCTGGCAAATTAAATTTATTTAAATTTTCTGGATCAATGTCTTCGTTACTCATATATTATATATTACACATATTATAAGATTAATCCATGATTCTCAAATAAATCTTTATCAAGCTTGTCGTTTTGATATACTTCGATCAATTGAATGTCATTCATTTCACAAAATTTCATTTTATCTTGGTCTCTTTTTAGTTGATTTAGATAGTTGATTTTGTTGCCTCCATGAAAAAAGGGGACATATTTTATGTGTTGTTGGCCTTGCACTTCTATGGCAACTTTTTTGTTTGCATTGTAAAAATCTAAGGATAGTTTTGTCCCTGCTACCGGAAACTCTTCAAATACAATGTGATTTATCCAATACTTTTTTAAGTATTGTTTAACGTTGAATTGTATCTTACTTCGGCTTTTTCCGTCCCAGTCTATCAAGAAATTTTTTGACTTCTTGACTGTTCTGGTTGCGCCAGTTAGAGTCTTAAAGCGCATTAGTAAGCTTCTTGAAATCTTCATAAAGAAAATCAGAAAGCTTTTCGTTCTCCTCTAGAAAATCAATTATTCTTTGTTCTCCTTGAAATTTTTCATTAATTTCTAAATCTTTATCTTGGAGCTCTTTTATCAAACCTTCTGAAACAGATATCCATGCTCCTTTTTTCTGAATTAAATTAAATAGATAAAGCATATCTAATATTTCTCTTGCTCTCCAGACGGATTTGCCATCTTTTTGCCCGTACTTTATTGGGTATCTTACGCTGGAGCCTGTTTTTTCGTTAACGCTTTTTCTAAAACGTATTTTGCAGTAATGCCCTATAGGTTCTCCTTTGTCGTCGAGCTTGGTGGCAGTGGGGTTTTTGAACATTAAGTCTCCTGTATACCTCTCTTCAAACTCTAGAATAAAATTAGCATAATGCTTTATTGCGTTACCTCCTGCCTGTTTAACTTTAGGCCCTCCCCTTGCGGCATAGGGGTTTGTTGCTACTTCAACTCTAACTTGGCTAGTTAGGATCATTGTGTGCCCCATTTTAGTTATCGGGAGAACCATTTTCTTTAAGAAAACAGAAGTTATCAAGGCTCCACCCGCAACTTGCTCTGATTCAGCAAACGGTTTGTCTATATCTCCAATTCTGCATAAAGCGTCTACGCTATCAATGATGAACATATATTTTTTGTCGTGATCGTTATTAAAGACCAAGTCTCTAACTAGCTCAAAGACTTTTTCAAAAATATTGCAATCAAAAACAAAAAGCTTTTCTGGATCTGTATCGATTCCCGACCTTTCCATCATTTCTTTACTGAACCTACCTTCGCTTTTAATGTAGATTACCATTCCATTTTTGGCAAAGTGTTTTTGAAAGTTTCTTGCAAAGGCCATGGCGCAACTAGTTTTACCTCCCTCATTTATACCTGTAAATCTATGAGCCCCACTAGGGAGTCCGCCTCCAAGAGCTATATCTAAATTTAAACTTCCGCTTGAAATTTTATACTCTTCGCTTTCGTGAAAATTGTAGTGATATTTTTTATTGTCTTTGTCTTCAAGGAATTTTGCAATTTGATCTGTTGTTTGAATTTCTTTTATTTTACTCATCTATGAATTGTCTGATTGTTTTTGGTTTTTTCGAGAAAAATTTATCTTCCCCTGTTTTTTCTCCAAGAGGTATTTCTATTTTTTCTGGAATTTTATAATGAAATTCATTATATTTTTTTCTCAGAAAGGAAAGGCTTTTTTGCGTTTTTAGCATCGCTAGACTGTTGACTTTTCTGAGTCTAACTTTTTCCCAAAAATCTGTATCGGGAAAAATTTCCAATATGGTATTTAACAGCTTCATCTCGCGAGCCCAAAAGATTCTTTTTTGAGAACTTGGCTCTATGACGAGTTTCTGTATTACTTTTCTTTTGTTAAATTTTGGCACCCATTAAGGGTATCAGATATTCATTTGAAAGTCAAGGGTTAAATTTATAGGACGTTTTATTTTTATTGTATTCCCTGTTATTAACTGACGGATTTATCTTTTGTGCCATTTTAGATTCAAAACTCTGAATCAATGCTCCTGGATCTCTACTTGGGCATTCTGCGTCGATTTCATCTACAAATATTTTATAGGACTCAATGTCGTCTTTAGAGAATTCTGTTATTTTTGTTAATTCGTGAACCCCTCCAAGAGAAGAGGGGAGCTTTAATATAAATTCTCCCTGCCCGCCTCTTTCTTTACTTATTATTAATAATGTTTGAGAGTTCAGTTGATCTTTTAATATTTTATTTTTTTGAGATATCAAGTCTTGAACTTGTTTTTCTAATTCTGATTGATTTTTTGTATTTAGCTTTAGTTGTTCATTCTGTTCAGATAGAGATCTTATTGTCTGTTTTAGACTTAGCACGCTTCTGTTGATTGACTCATGCTGTTTTTGAATTTCGGATATTTTTTCTTTATTTTCTTTATGATTTCCAAGTACGGCTTTAATTTGTTGAGCGTCTTTTTTTGTTTCGTCTACTTTTGATAGTAGGGAGCTTTTTTCTTGTTTAAAGTTGATGATGTCTTTTTTTATTTTTGCTTTTTCTTGGTTGAGTTCTCCGATGTCTTTATAAACTTGAGTTGTTTGTTCTGTTTCTATGTTTGATTGTTCTGTCTCTAATTTAAGTTTCCTCGCAGTTTCTTTGTTTTTAACAATCTCATCTTGATATTTTTTTGTTTGAGTTTCGTGAAGTTCTATTATTTTCTGTTCTTCTTCTAGGTCTTTCTGTCTTTCTGATAGTTCAAGCCCTTTGGATTCCAGTTCTTTTTCTTTGATTTGAAATTCAGAAATCTTTTCAATGTAAACACCTTCATCTATTACTGCGCTTGGAAATCTTTTAGAAAGACTAATATGCGCCGCTAAAACAAGTAATATAGCGAGCGGGTCAAAAACAAAAATTAATATTATTATAACTATTCTTACCGCTTTACTAATGTCGAATGATGAACCTGTTATATCTGATATAAATTCCGCAACATATTTCAATGGTCCGACTTCAGCTTCGAGTTGCCTTGATCCGTCATCTAAGTCAAATTTCTGCCTTTCAAGTTCGTCTATCCGGTCTAATGCTTCTGATATATTTTGATTGAATTTTTCAATTTTTAATTCCACATCTTCTGGTTTGTCAAATCCAATAGTTTGATATTCCTGTATCCTTTTCCTTATGTCGGAAATCAATTCAGATGTTTCTTCGCGATATTTAGATATTCTTTTTTCTATTTCTTTTTTCTTTAAATCTAGATCTTCTCTTTCTTTTGCTTGTTCTGCTATCTTTTCTTCTATGTTTTTCTTTTTACTGGAGAATAATCCGCCAGATTTATTTTTAATAGTATTTAATTCTTCATTAAGATCTTTTAGTCTTAATGTAATTGGGGACAACATTTTATTGTCTAAATCAATGTCTTTTTCTAGTTGAGTTGTTAGTTGAGATATTTTATCTTGTTCTAGTTTTATGTTCTCGGAACTTTTATCTGAAAGGTTTTCATTTTTCTGTTCGTTTTTTGAGATAAAATCTTTTTGTGTTTGTATATATTCTTTTTCTCTTGTTATTTTAGATTCAACTTGCGTTACTAAGGCTCTTGCTTTTTCACTATTCTGTTCATGTTCAATATGAGACTTGGATAAAAATCCAAAAATACCCATACTTGTTATTCCCATTAATACTAAAATGGCAGAAAATAAATAAACTTTTATCATAGCTGGTGCAGATTTCCAGTTTTTATGCAGCCATACAGAAGCTATTATTTTTCCTATTTCTAATACTGAGCCCATAGCTATAACTGCATACATTGAGCCTGGGAAAATTGTTGCTAAACCTATAATACTAAAATAGGCTGCGATTAAAGATATACTTAAAGCTGAAATTAAAGTTGTTATTGCAAAAATCATAATTTTATAAAGTTGGTGTTTGTTTTTTGTATATATGGTTACTTGGGAGATTTTGTTCTGAGCCCCATTTGTGAGCAAGGTATCCTTCTATTTTGTACCTCAAGGCGTCTTGGGGCGACTTCGTTTACAATTATATTTTCTCCAACCCAGCCCCTTGGGCTTTGGTTTCTGGCTCTATTTCCAAATAGTATATATCTTGCATTGGTATGTGGATTCTCTGTTATCATTGGGTATTTAAAGTTTTTGGGTCGTTCATACGATCTTTGTATTACACTGTTATTAGTCTATATACTCTTGTATTTTTACAGTAAGGGTTTGCCCGTTTTTCAAACTTATAATTGCGAATATAGCGCCGTCCTCTGGCCCTCCTATTTCTTCGTATTGGTTTAATACCTCCCCGAGCATTTCTCCATTTTCGGTAGAAACGATGCACATTTTCTTTTTTTCTTCAGACATATTGATATATACACAATTCTACTTTTATTGAAAGTTGAAAGTTAACTTTGGACTTTTAGTAGACTTTACTTTAACTTTTGTGTATCATAATGAATGAGTAAGAGGAAATATGTAAAAAAATCTAAATATTGGGAAAAATTCAACCAAGAGTCTACCGCAAAAATAGATGATTACCCAGAAGCCCCGTTAATCGCCCCGTCTTCTGCGGGGGAACCTTTTTATACGGAGTCTCAAGCTTCATATTCTCGAACAAAATCTAGTTCAGATGATTTCGCGTCTAGGAGGAATTCTATCCATAAATCAGATAAGAAATTCAGGTTTTCAAATATTTCTGGTGGGTTATTACCTTATCAATATGGATCTGACGGAGTCGATGTTAGAGAGGCTATAGAGTTATGTCAGAAGGCTTATGCTAATGTTTCTGTTTTTAGAAACGCAGTTGATGTAATGTCTGAATTTGCTAACGCTGGTATATATCTAGATGGGGGAACTCAAAAATCTCAAGACTTTATTTATAAGTGGTTTGAAAAAATTAATTTGTGGGGATTAAAAGATCAATATTTTAGAGAGTATTATAGAAGTGGTAATATATTTTTATATCGAGTAGATGGAGCTTTCTCCAAAAGTGACTTTGATAAACTTTCAAAAATTTATGGGTCAACAATATCTTTACAGCCAGGAAAGCTACCTGTTAAATATATCTTATTAAATCCTTATGATATAGTGGCAACAAAAGGATCTTCTTTCGATTCAGGGGTTTATGAGAAAATATTATCTGAATACGATATTGAAAGAATCAAGAACCCTAAAACTGAATACGATTTGGAGGTTTTTAAAGCTTTACCTGCGGATGTTCAAGAAAAGATAAACAATAAGAGTTTTAATTCTGATGGAATAAGGATTAAGCTTGATCCGGAAAAAATGGTATATTCTTTTTATAAAAAACAAGACTATGAGCCTTTTGCGATTCCTTTTGGTTACCCCGTGTTGGATGATATTAACTTTAAACTTGAGTTAAAAAAAATCGACCAGGCTATTTGTAGGACAATTGAAAACGTAATTCTTCTTATTACAATGGGTGCTGAACCTGATAAGGGAGGCATTAACCCAAAGAATATGGAGGCCATGCAAAACCTATTTAAAAATGAAAGCGTCGGTAGAGTCTTGGTTAGTGATTTTACAACAAAAGCTTCTTTTGTTATTCCTGATATAAGTAAAGTTGTTGGCCCAAGTAAGTACGAGGTTATAAATAATGATATAAAAGAGGGTCTTCAAAATGTCATTGTTGGTGATGAAAGGTATAGTAACACCCAAGTAAAAGCTTCTATCTTTATGGAGAGGTTAAAAGAGGCAAGGAATGCCTTTATTTATGACTTTTTACAGCCTCAAATAAAAATGGTTTGCAAAAATTTAGGGTTTAGAAAATATCCTACTGTAAAATTTGAGGAAGTAGATATAAAAGACGAGGTTCAGCTTCAAAGAGTTGCGACTAGGTTAATTGAACTCGGGGTTATTACTCCAAAGCAGGGTATGGAGGTTCTAGATAAGGGGGTTTACCCTAAACCCCAAGACCTTGAAAAAGCTCAGAGAGAATTTAAGTCTCATAGGTCAGAAGGTTTGTTCAACCCGATTGTTGGTGGCGTTCCAATGTTTAATCCAGAAGGAGAGCAACAGGGGGACGTCCCTTCGAGTGATCCCACTCAAGAAGTGGGGCGACCAGTAGGATCTTCGGGAATTCCTCAAGAGTCTTCTGCTGAGAATTTATATTCTAGAAAAAGTATACAAGATTCCATTTATGCCACCGAAGACTTTAGAAAGTTTGCTCAAGCGGCAATGCGAAAAAAGATAAACAAAAAGAAACTTTCAAAAAAAGAAACTGAGCTAGCCGACGAATTGTGTCAATCTATAGCTATAGCAAAAGAAAGAAAAGAATGGAATAATGTTTTAAAGGAGTGCGTAGAGAATAATGATATTATAGCTGATTTGGGTGCACTGGAGGGTGTTCAAGAAATCGCTGCAAATCACGGATTAGATTTATATTCCGCCGCTTTACTTTATCACAGCGAAAAGGGGGTTTAAGAAATGGGCGCATTCGAAACTTTCGTTAATGCTAATTTAGGGATAAGAAAGCCTCTTATTACTGATACTGGGCACCCATCCGGAAGCTTTAAGGCGGCAGGTATAGTAGGTTCTCAATATCTAGACTCTTCTAATAACTTTTTATACGAAAAAACTGGAGATAATAATAATTTAGACTGGAAGTTTACAAGGACATTGGGGAGTTCCAATGATGAACTTATCAATGTTTCTGGTAATTTCGCTCAAGAATTATCTCAAATTAATCAAGAATTAATTCAGGCCTCTGGAGTTTTACAGCAAGAAATTTCTTCTCTAGCTGATAATTTTGTTGCATGTAAGGTTAATTTGCCTACTGGTATTGGAGCTATATTTTTAAAGTATAGCGACATTCATCCTTCTTTAGATTTTAATAGCGCCCCACATATTTTTTCGCAACTCACGTCAAACTCAGGCTCTCCAGCTTTTTACGCTTACTCTACATACGAAGTAGATCAAAGTGGATTCGGGGTCGCATTTTCAGATGATATAAGAAAGGAGGATCAAGCTCTTGAACTTCTCATTGTTGAAAAAGCTTTCTCCTATAACCCTTTACTGTCTCAGGAAATTGATTTTAAAGAGCTTGAGACGGGCTACCTCAGCTCTGGCGTATATAATATGAATGCGACCGCAAGCTCTAATCTTGATGTAAGTTTTTCCGGCGAAAATAATAGCATCCTAGAAGTAAGCGGTTCTATTTTACATTTAAAGTCTAGTGGTACTGTGGACATAACAGCAAGTCAGGGCGGGGATCATTTTTACTCTCCAGCGGAAAGTGTCATTAGGTCTTTAGTCGTTATTGATGATTTATGATGAATTTTCGATCTATTGTGTTTTCTTGACACTTGTTTAATTGATTAAGTATAAATTAAGTTGTTTATATTTTTTAGTCGTGTAATATTAGATATGGATATTGTATTAACCGCAAGCTTTGATAAAGGAATTTTTTGTAACGGGCTTCAGCAGAATATAGTTTTTCTAGCTGAATTATTGAAAAACATAGGCCACGAACCTATTTTATGTTTAAATCATGATTTGGATAAATCTGTTGATGCTCCAGAAAACATAATGACTATAAGTCGGAAAGACTTGATTAAATTAAATAATATTGACTATATACTTCAGACTGGCTGGGTCGTTGAAAATGTCATGATTGATAAATTAAAAGAATTGCATTCTAGACTAAAAAATGTAC